CAACTCGTATAGTAGCACCTTTAGCTGCTACTCCAGCTACGTCAGTTCCTACTACATCTAACACTTGAGCAGGGTCAGTTGTGCCTATGCCTACTTTACCACCACCAGCGATACGCATTCTTTCAGTATCGTTAGTAGCAAACTTCATTGGGATATTCTCATATCCCCAAATATTATTTTCATCATCCGCATTACTATGAGCAATTGCTAATCTAGAACCATCAGCGTCATCGGCAATTAATAATCCATTAACTACAGAACTATTATTAGTGTTTTTTAATTTTAAAGAAAATTTACCAGCTACACTACTTGTTAATACTAATTTTTCATCAGTACTATCATATGTCATCGCAGAAACGCCACCAAAAGCACCAGCATTGTTATATTGTATGTAAGTATCAGAACCACCGGGTGTGCCACCACCACCGCCACCTGCTGCCGTAATTGTAACTGAACCCGTTCCCACAGTGGGTGAAAGGGTAATATTATCTCCAGCAACTAATTTTGAAACACCTATGGCACTAGAACTAGTTATATATTTTTTGATTGACTTTTTACCGTGCGGTAATATTCTTCTAGATAATGGCATACATAATACCTACGTGACGTAGGTTAAAAAAGTTTGTGGGGATTTATTATACAGAATCCCCAATCTGTTTACCGTGCTCCTAAGAGCTGATTTTATTCTATCTAAGTGTTGATGACAACTACTCCAGTTTCAGGGTGGATAACCTTTAGTCCATATCTCATAGACATATAGGAACCAACAATACCAAAACCGGGATTTGCTTCTTCAACAGTTAGTGGGCGTCTCTCGACATAAGCTAGCTGTTTAACACTGGAATCAAAGATACCAAACCTTGAGGAAGGTATCCAAGCACTAGTGTAAACATTTAACCCATAGATTTGTCCAACCAAACCATTCACAGATGTGTCTTGGAATCCACCAAGATTACCACCGCTATTACGTGGAGTTGCACTCCCTAGCGATGCTGCAATAGTAAAGTCAGCAAGGTCCAATAGAGACTTGTAGTGTGCAGGTGATATAAATATCGTATCTGCATTGTATCCCATATTACCAATCAATTGGATTGCGTTAGTAACATCGGCAAGTCTAATTGCTCCTGCTGCACCGGACGTAGCTGCGACATAGTGACTTTTCTCTAATTGTGCATCTGATGTTAAACCATAGCTGTACAATCGTCCACTGCCTACTGTACCACCACTACCAATGAAACCACCATATATATTGGCGGAAAAATCAGTAATCGAGTCTGATGCAGGTCCTTCTGCTGAACCAACACCGATAGCTGAACCTCCAAGTCCAGTACCTAATGTTGAATCATCAAGACCTAACAATGCGTAAACAATGTGTTTCTCAATATGTCTGTCAACTGCTCTGCGTGCTTCATTAAGGGCCAACTCAACTTCGTTGAATCGGGAATCCTCAATCATTCTACGGGTAACACCTACTGCAATACCCCACTCTTTAACGCTAACTCTCTCGGAGCGCATCTTTGTGTGTTGGTATTTAGGGGTGCTTCCTTCATCTATCTGTTCCATAACCATTGATGGAAGACCAAATGTAATATCTATGTCTCCACCAGTATCTGTGACCATACGTTCTGTGAACAAACTTACTACGGGGATATCAGTTGTCCTGTAATCCACGAGTGCGTCTTTATAATCAATAAGGACTCTCTCTCCCGTACCGCCTGTTGCTTGGTATGACCCAGTGTTATTGGATGTTAATAAACCTTCTTGTGCTGTAACCATTTAAATCACCTATCCGAAAATCACCTTCTTTAGAGCTAACCCATCGCCTCCAGCGAGGGCACTACTCTCTACGTACGTTGCTACTGCTTGACCAGAAGCTGCCGTTGTTCCTGCATTTTGTAGATACATCAAATCTGTACCCAAAAAGCATCTCGCACCGGGGTTAATTGTTCCTGAACAATATGTTTTTAGAACAACTCCTTTACCAGTTACCAAATTTACTATATTACCAGATGTTGCTGCTGTAAGCGATACACCAAGTCCGTGATTTCCACTGACTAGTGTTGCTATTACTTGACCATTTGTAGTTAGTCCTACATAGTCACCTGCAGCAATTGTCTCGTTAGCAATAAATGGTAATATACGGGCTGGTGCGCCCCCATCGTTAACTATTATTTCGTCTGCCATAATTAATCACCTTTTATTTTACTTCCCTTCCTGAAAATTTTATTTCACCATTCTTCATAGAAAATAGTCTTTCTGTTTCAGGTTCGGCCTCTACGGCCTTTTCGTCTGAATCTTTTGCAATACCTTTTCCGAAAGTTTTTTCGGTTTCAGGCATAGGCATCGATTCTAATGCTTCATAAAACCCTGAAAGTTTTGTATCTTCCCATTGAGCTAATTCTTCACTACGTGAATCCTTTTTATCCTCTTCACATCTTCCTAATAGCAATTCTTTAGAGATAACGTTACCAACAAGTTCGTCTTTGACGCGCTTTGCTTCTGTAACCTGTCTCTCCTCCTCTGCTTTTTGGAATTCTGCGACGAGTTTATTGGCTTCGTCGTACTTACCTTCTAACTCTTTATGGGCGGATGAAACTTCTTCCAGTTGTTTCTTATATGAAGCAAACTCTCTCTCCAATATCTTTTCAGATTCTGTTTTAACAACTTCTTCGCTCATATTATCGACCTCTTTATGTTCACCGTCGTGGGTGCACTGGCACTCATCCTCTTTAGGTCCATCACAACCGCAATGTTCTTTGGCTGCAAATTCTCTTTCAGTGTGTGTACCACATTCCGTATCAATTGTACATTCCCCACAGACGGGTGTTGCTATCTCGTTATCAATAAACGAAACCTCAACGGGCCTGATGTTAGTGGCGTATGAATCGCCCATAACATCGACATCTTTCGAAAACCAGTCTATACTGACGTGCGTGATGTCACCGTCCTTAACTTTTTCAATCACTTCTGCTGTTCTTTCTGTTGGCTCAAATACTTGAGCTGTCATAGTAACAGCTACCTTTCCATTTTCCATCTCCTCAACTTGAGGATTGATTGCCTTCCCGATTAAATCTTCAGGCGTTCTTTGATGAGTGTAATATATAGGCAATTCATTGAAAGCTTCTAAACTCTCTCTAAGAATACTAGGTTCAATGAAAACCTTTTGGTCATCGCCATCTACTTCATAGTCGTGACGACCAGAGGTAATAGCTTTAATAGGAAATTCCCAAACATCCTTCTTTTCTTTAGTAGATTGTTTGATTTTTTCCACATCTAAATTGAAATCTAAAGCGAATTTTCTTTGGGTCTCAGCGCTGTTAGTGATTCCAAACTCTTTTTCTTGACCGTTCTCTTCCGCCCACATTAGGCACATACCACGAGCCATATCGTCGTGGGTCTCTACTCCTCGCTTTTTCAAACGAGGTCCTAATTCTGATACACATCTTTCAAACGTACTCATACATTCTCCTTTATTACAAGTTCTTTTTTAACGCCAGTGCCTTTCCTTTTATTTCCGGATTTATTTTTAGAAAGTCTTTGTTCTGTACGTTTACCTTCTTCTTTTTTATCTTGATTTTTTCCTCCGCTAATATTAACATTAGGTTCGGTAGGTTGTATTTCTACCACACCTTCAGCATCTAGCCCTCTTTCCGACCTTACCTCTGAGGAAGCTAATACTCCTTCTGATAGATATATCATATCTGTCTTAGCTTTAGTAAAAGCGTCTTCTAAGTTAAGTGAACGGAAAACAAATCGGGCATCGCCAAGTTGTGGCATTAGTTGTGAATTAATTGATGATTCTACAGCTTTTTGTAAATATTTAACATAAGGTTCAAAAATAGGTCTTGCCTCAGCAGGGTTAGACCACATTGTTCTTGGTACCTTTAAAGCCATATGTATTTTATCTAATAAATCATCTGTGTATTTACCATATTCAAAGGCACGGTCAGTACCTTCGAGTTCTTTAATTTGAATATCGTTACCGTGAATTATATCTTCACCGGGTTCTAAAGTATTAAATGTTTCAACAATTTCATTAATCTTATCAGGGCCATAGGGCATATCAGGGAGCCCGCAGGAAATGTCGAAACGAGAGACCGCATATTTATTTAGAGCGGCACCAATGTCACGCTCTGCATAATCCTTTAGGTCTACTAAGTATAAAATGGTATGGATATCTGAAAGTCCATACGCGTAATCATCAAATGGGTTGTTTTGTAATTCCACTATTTCATCTGGGTTAAAACGAACATCTTCAGTATCTGCTCCTACTGATTGGTAATACCACATTACTTGACCGTGTTCATTCCTTTTAACATACATATTCTGAGAAGAACGTAAAACTAGGTTGTCTCCAGTCCATTCCAAATAACCTGAACCAAAGATTCGAGCATTACGTAGCCAACCATAGATTGTCATATCAATATTGATATCAACAAACATCTTCTCGATTCTATCTCTTAACTCCTTATCTTCTGTAACGATGTCATATCCATCCTTTACTGCATAAAGACAAGGTAAGTCAATTAAAGAACGTACAATTGGGTCTCCGAGATAAACATTCATATAGGTTCTATTGTCACCTATGTGTTGCTCATAATTTCTCATTCCTTGAGAGTGGGAAAGTTTTAACCTTCTTATTATACCGTCTCCAAAGCTCCGAGGTTTGTCTTCCGGAGTGGAAGGATTACTGCCCGTAACAGCGAAAAAACGGCGTATAGTATCACCAAGACCCATTGGTATCAAATAATAAATAGACGGGTCAGATATTTAAAGTTATTGCTTATAATCCGCGTATATAGCGCTTTCTAGAGCTAGAAGTTCGTCTTCCGGTAGTAGTTAGAGCGCTTCTGCTATGTCTTCCTTGTGTCATAGCTTTTGACTTCTTTCTAATAGTTGCGCCAGTCAAAGATGCACTAGCAGGAAGCATAGAAAGAGCAGAATGTACTCCTAACATACTACTATCGCAATAATCGTCGTGTTTTCCACTAGGAGCTGATATTTTCTCGGTTTTTTGAGTAGAATCCATAATATATTCTAAAAAACAGTGTTCTCGGTACCATTTCCACATTAATTTCTTCGCTTCTC